AAGCACCGGCTCCACCTGTTTAGCCAAGCCTGCCTTGTTGTGCTAGTCTTGATTCCATTCCTAAAGCTTGTTGCTCTAGTTCAGGATTAAGCATTGCTAAGTCTGTGTCATACATTTGCTGTGCATATTCTTGAGGACTATAATCTCCTATCTGAGAACCTATTGCTTGTTGCCTGTCCATATACTGTTGCATCATAGCTTGCATATCTTCATTAAGATATTCACCTGTGCCTGTGTCATAACCTCCAAACATACCTTGGTAGTTCTGTGGTCTACTTTGTTCATAAGCCCAGTCAGCCTGTTGATTGGCTGCTGTCTGTGCTTTCTTTGCTTGCCTATTAGCGAATATTCCTCCTAATACGCTTGCTCCTAATTGCATCCATGCTGACATGTTTTATTCTCCTATCCTTATAATCATATTAAACCCCATTATCTCTTTGTAGTGTACAACTCGTGTCACCATTGTGTGATGTGTTAGCACCTGTAACTGACTGCCCTTCCCATAAATAAAAATAAGACGAATCATCACCTACAAAATTTCCATCACTTGTGCTCATTCTATATCCTTTTCTTAACTGAACTTGATATCTCGAATCACCGCCCGGTCCAATATCATAATAAGCATTTTTAAAAGCAGCACTATAACTACTTTGCATAGTAGAAACTGCTGTTTCCAAAGCACTTGAGTCCGGCTTCATAGTAAAACTAAATAAATTAGAATAAGAACCACCTGTTCCCCATACTTTAGTGCTTCCAAAATAAACTTCTCCTAATGCTGTAGGTGAGCTTACAGTTGTACCATCCTTTACTATTGTATGTGTGTACCAATTTAAAGCTGTACCGTCAAAAGTTATAGACATTATGATGTGCTAATAGTTAATGTTGTTCCTGAAAGTGAAACCTTTACCATGCCAAGTACACTAGCAGTGGCAGCTGGTTTATAAGCTTCTACAAAAGCTGTAGTAGCTATTTGTGTTGTATCAGTTCCAACTGCTGCTGTTGGTGCTGCAGGTACGCCTGTTAATGTTGGACTTGCTATGTTTGCTTTTAAATTATCTGCTGTTGTTACAAACGCAGTCGTAGCTACTTGATTAGAGCTATTTCCTGCACTTGCAGTTGCAGCAGTAATTATTTGTGTGTTCTCTGTTAAATCTGCTTTAGAGTTAATAGCAGTTTTTACCGCAAGAAACTCTGTATTAAAGTCATCACCACTAACTACTTTATCCGGATTATTGTCAGCTAAAGAATCTTTACCTGACCATTGTACTACTAAATTATATTGACTCATCTTATTTTCCCTTGTTTTGCCCAAATACTCATATTTAATAAAGAGGCTTTAAAACCTTTTACTGTTTGTATTACTTCTAATCTTAAAACCTTAGCTGCTTTTGATAAAGAAACTTTATATTCTTTAGGATGAAATGCAGGAGCATACTTAGCATTTCCATACAAAGTTGTACCGCTTGCACTTGGAGCTTCATATTTAAATTCTGTACCTCCAGCTGTAGGGTCTAAAGTAAAGTTAGAAGAATCAGGAGAAACACTATAATCTCTGTACCAATTTAATGTTACATCCATATTTTTACCGCCAGACCAAGTACCTAAAAATCTTTTTAAAAACTTAGATATTCCCGGTTGTTCAAAATCTAACCAAGTAGTTTTAAAATCTGATTGATAAGTATTGTTAATGTCTTTATAGCATTTACTTGTAGTAGGTTCCCATACATGACCAGCAGTTGTACATGCTGATTGATTACCATAACTAGCAGTAACATCTTCTTTTTCTAAATCATAAAAACCTGAATAAGTAGATACTCTTCCTGCATAATTTAAAGCTCCTAGTCCTACATATAAAGTATCATCTGTTGATAGAAAAGCCCCAGGATTTCTCTTAGAATCAAAGTTCCAAGTTGTTATTCTTGGACCACCATCAGGAGTCATTGCTTTAAAATCAAACGCATAAACAATATTTCTATCACCAAAAGATAATAAATAAGAACCAGTAGATAAATCGTATTGTCCTTTAACCTTAGTTAAATCAGCAGTAATTATGTGTCCTCTTATTTCATCTTTAACCGCTAAACTTAAATCCTGTAATGGCATTTTATCTTGTACCATTGTACGACTTAATGAGCGAACACCAGATGAACTTAGGAATACAATGTCATCACCAATTAACTGAACTGAATCTCTAGCTACACAACCTACACCTTCAATAACTTCATCTAATGCAAAATCAGTTGTAGCAACAGCGTAATTAACATCCCAAGGACCGTTAAATATAACTATGTTGCTTTTACCAAAGATAACTAACTTGCCCATGAAACCAGCAATTGCAGTTATTTCATCTCCTGACCATACATTTTTTAAATCTATAGAGCCTGATGAGCCACCATGAAATTTATGTCCAATAAGTAAATCTGAATAATAAACAACATCTTTATTCTCACCTATATTGCCTACCCATAATCTTCCAAACCCTCCAAGAACACAGGAAGGTGTAAAATTAGTAACGCCAGCAGGAGCAGCATAGCTTGCTACATCTTCTAAATCTAACCAAGCAGAGCCACTATAATTAATAGGTTTATTACTTGCTTGTACACCATAAAACTGATTATTAAAATTTGTAAATTGCCAGTTACCGTCAGTCTTAGTTGTGCCACCTGCAAAAGTTTGAATGTCTAAAGTGTCAGGAGTATTTGCCGTATTTATTTTATATACATTAGCACCAGCACCAGCAAATAAAGTAGTAGCTCCTGCTGAACTTCTGTATTCACCTAATGATTTAATTTGTAGTGTGTTAGTAGCAGGAGAAGCATTAGCTTGTGTTTCGCCAATGTTATCTGTTATTTGTTTAATTCCTTGTCTAGTAGTAACACGTCCTTTTTCATCTAACATAATATTGTTAGCTGCTGTTAAGTATTGTGGTGATAAACTAGAAGGAGAGGATTGTTTATTTAATCCGTATATTCCAATGTTATCTAATACTAAAGGTTGTATCGGTTTAGACGCCATTCCAAATTACCTCATCTGAGTGTCTGCCTACATCTTGTTGAATTGCATCTGACAATGCTTGTTGATATTGCATCTGTGCCATGTCTGATAGTGTTCCACCATCTTCTCCACGTTCAGCGATAGCTCGTGCCCATACCCCCATTATAACAGGAAACTCTGGACATGTCAAGACATCTGTTGCATTTGTTAAATCATCTTGTGGGTCAAGCATGTAGAAGTTTATGTTATAAACACCGTCAGGCTTAGGATATAACTGTGCTGTAAGCAACCCACTACTTACTCCATTAATAGAAAAGTAAGAAGGAACACCTGAGCTATCAGTAGGATATTGTGTAGACCTAATCCATGAATCAGGCACACCTTGTAACATTTGTCCTTGTTCTTGTTCCTGTACTGATAATGTTCTAGTACGTTGAGATGTGCTAGGCAAGTTATAGCTACGTGTGTTAAGCACAGTAGCTACTGTTTCTACACGTCTTAATGATGTCCAGTCCCAAGCATCTTCTACTTCTCTTTTAACTTCATTAACAAAGTCACCAATTAATATTTGATAGTCTGATGCAGTAGTAGAATCTATTAAATCTCCTGACCAGTCACCAGCAATAGTATCTTCTCTTAATCTACGTAATACTGAATTAATAATTTGTCTGTATGTCATATTATTTCCCTTTTGCTAATTGTGCACCAAAATAAAACTCTATAATCATTGTTGCCCATCCAAAAATTTCATCCATCTTTAATACTGAACCAGCCTGTATTTGTATGTATTCTACTACATCTGGTGTAAACTGAATACCAAGAAAACTAAAGCCTTCTATAGTATTAGGTATTACTGTAGGGACATTAAAGAACACGGGAGCTACTTGTGTAAATATTATAAGTGCTAGTATAACAAATATAATAACTCTACGATTAAGTGCAGCCATTGGGCTTTCTTTGTCTGCTCTATCTCTAGCTTGATTAATAGAATCATTGCGTGCTTGCAAGTTCTGTATCATTAGCTTTTGGTTTTCTGATGCTGCTTGACTTTTAAGTGCAAACAACTTAGCTACAAAGCCTAATGCTATTGGTGCTACATTTGTTAATAATGCTATCATATTGCTAACCTCATTGCTTCTATAATCCCTACTTGTCCTATAATGTACCAAGCAAATGCACCAAATACTCCCCACTTAATTTGAAGCAGTGAAGTGTTAATCTTTTGTATACATAAATTAGTGTCATCAATCTTGCTAAACAGCTTTGCTATTTGTCCAGAATGTTTGTCTAATTGTAATTGCATTCTACTAAGCTCATCACTCATTTCTTTTTAAATCCTTTCTTCATATTAGCATAGGATTTCTTGCTGATAGTAGATTTCTTTTTACTTCTACTTGTGCCAGCTTTTTTCCTAGCGTTTATGTTTGCGTACAGTCCTCGTCTAGCCATTACCATTTCACCTTGTTTGCCCAGTACGCTGCACTGGTTTTACCTTTTGCTATGTTCTTAGCATGTCTAGCTTTGAATGATTTAC